ATGCGCCAAAAGAAAAATTTTTAGCTAGACTAGACGCACAACCAAATTTACAAGAAAGAGAATTTGCTATAACTCTACCTCGTATGAGTTTTGAGATTACAGGTATTCAATATGATAATAGTAGAAAACTAACAAGAGTACAAAAATTTAAACACGTTAAGGCTGGAAAAGAAGGTAAGGTATTAAATTATAATTATGTACCTGTACCTTATAATATATCTTACAATCTATATTCATTTACAGCAAGCGCTGAAGCAGGTCTACAAATTATAGAACAAATATTACCGTTCTTTCAACCTGACTATACTGTGACTGTAAATGCAATACCTGAATTAAATATAAAAAGAGATATACCTATTGTATTAAATAGTGTAAATTATGAAGACACTTATAGTGGAGATTTCTCACAAAGAAGAGCTGTTATATACACTCTAGGATTTACTGCGAAGACTTATCTATTTGGCCCTGCGTCAACTCAAAAAGTCATAAAAGAAGTACAATCAGATTTATATACGGATACTGATACAACTAATAAGGCGAGAGAAGAACGAATAATTATAGTCCCTAATCCTACTTCAGCTGACGCAGATGATGATTTTGGATTTACAACAACAATACAAAACTTTTCAGATGGTAAAAAGTATAGTACAACCACTGATTCAGACGAATAAATAGAGATATGGCAATAGACAAAATCAAAACAATTGTAGTAGAAGATGACGCTGTTACACAACCTAAGATAGCAGCTGGAGCAATTACTAATACAGAATTAAATAAGACTGTGATTACAGGTTTAACAGAATTATCATCAGCTGATGTTGCTGATGCAGATCAACTTATTATATATGATGCAAGTGCTGACACATTAAAAAAAGTTACTAAAGCTCGTACAACAAATTTAGATTTCCCTGTATACACAAGCGTTTCACCAGCTACTTCTCAAACAGCAGATGGTGGAAATATTACTTTTACTATAACAGGTTCAGGTTTTACAGCAGGTACAAATGCTAGACTTATTAGTAATACAGGTCAAAAATTAGATTTCACTACAGTAACTAGAACAAATACAACTACAATTACAGGTACAATAGCTAGATCAAGTTTATTAGTTGCCCAATCACCATATGATATACAAATCATTAATGGAGAAGGTTTATCTGTCTTAGGTGCAAATCAAATTAATATAGATGAATTTCCAGTATTCATTACTGCCTCTGGTTCATTAGGAACTCCAAATGAAGGTACATCTGTTAATATTTTAGTAGAAGCTAGAGATCCTGATTCATCTAGTGCAATTACATTTGAATTACAATCTGGTAGTTTACCAGCAGGTTTATCTTTAGTAAATACTTCAGAAGATTCTTGTAGAATTACAGGAACATTATCAGCTGTTGCTTCCACTACTGTATCAAATTTTGTATTAAGAGCGTTTGATACTGCTTCTAATACAGCAAGTAGAGCATTTTCTATAACAGCCACTAATGTGCCTGTTACAACATCATTTACTTCATCTGGTACTTTTGCAGTACCATCAGGCGTAGCAGTAGCAGATGTACTTGTTGTCGCTGGAGGAGGTGGTAGTGGTGCTAATCACGCAGGTGGTGGAGGTGCTGGTGGACTTGTTTTCTTTCCATGTACTCCAATTACACCAGGTGGAACAATAGCAATCACAGTTGGTTGCGGAGGTGCTGGAGGTTCAGCATCTGATGATTTAGATAGTGGTGATAATGGACAAGATTCAGTATTTGGTGCATCACCTAGTCCAGGTTTAGGACAAGGTGGAGTTTTAACTGCTAAAGGTGGTGGTGGTGGAGGAACAGGTCAATCAGGTAACGCAACTGTAGGTTTAGATGGAGGATCTGGTGGTGGTGCTGCTGGTATTGGTAATGCTTCACCTACAGCAGGTGGTTCAGCAATTCAAACGACTCAACCAGGAAACTCTGGCGCTTATGGATTTGGTAATGCTGGAGGATCTGGTGTAAGACCAAATCCTCAAAATAACTATTCTGGTGGTGGAGGTGGTGCTGGTGCGGCTGGAGAAACAGGCGGTCAAGGTGGTGATGGAGGTATTGGAAAAGCATACACTATCGCAGATGGTACAAGTCCAGTTTATTATGCTGGTGGCGGTGGTGGTGGAAGATATGCGAGCAGTCAAGCTTATGTACAAACTCAAGGTGGTCAAGGTGGAGGTGGAGTTTCAAACCCATGTGCTACAGTTGGTTCTGCAAACTCAGGTGGTGGGGGTGGTGCTCCACAAAAAGCTGGTGGAAAAGGTATAGTTATAGTAAGATATTAACAAGAGAGTTTATTGTATAAATAGTAAGAGAGAATTATGGCACTTAATAAAATAAAAACAGGTTCAATTACAGATGACGCAGTAACACAGGATAAACTGGGACCTGCTTCAATCACTAATACAGAATTAAATAAGACTGCAATTACTGGTCAAACAGAGTTATCAGAAACAGCGAATGACGCAGACTTTACGATAATATATGATACTTCAGCTGCTGCGCTTAAAAAAGTATTAAGAAGTAATATAAAAAGTAAAGGTCCTGTAGTTTCAAGTGTTACTCCTACAAATGTAGGGACAAGTGTTGGAACAACAGCGACATTTACAATTACTGGAACATCATTTACTGCAGGTTCAACTGCTAGACTAATTGGTAATACAGGTAAAGTACAAGAATTTGACACAGTAACTAGAACAAACACTACAACCATTGTTGGTACTATTGCGTTTTCTAGTTTAGAATCAGGACAAGTACCATATGATGTACAATGTACAAATGGTGAAGGTTTATCATCTTTACTAGCAAATCAAATCAATATAAATGCTTCACCTGTATATGTTACTGCCGCTGGTTCTTTAGGTAGTAATAGATTTAGTATGTCAAGTGCTAGAGTAAATGCAACTGACCCTGAGTCAGCAGGTAATGTAACTTTTGAAATACAATCTGGTTCTTTACCAACTGGAATAACATTAGTAAATACTGCGGCAGAAGGTGGAACTGCTTTATTTTCAGGAACATTTAGTTCACTAGCAAGTACAGATACAGTACACAATTTCGTATTAAGAGCAGTTGACGCTGCTTCAAATACAACTTCCAGATCATTTTCATTTACAAGAGCAGGTCCTATATCTCAATCATTTACATCATCTGGTACTTTCGCAGTACCAACAGGTGTCACATCAGCAGATGTGTTAGTAGTAGCTGGTGGTGGTAGTGGTGGAAATAACCATGGTGCTGGTGGTGGTGCTGGTGGATTAGTATTTATGCCATCAGTTCCTCTTTCACCAGGTGGAACAGTAGCAATTACAGTTGGTTGTGGAGCTGCGCGCCCTGCTAATTTTCCAGGAACACCACAAGGTTCACCTGGAACACCTGGATCAGATTCAGTATTTGGCGCTTCACCAAGCCCAGGAACAACTAATCCATTAACTGCCAAAGGTGGTGGTAAAGGTGGAGGTGGTGAACCAGGAGAAAGACCTGGAGGAATAGGTGGTTCAGGTGGCGGTGGCTCAGGAGCAGGATCATCACCTGGTGGACCAGGAAGTCAACCAACTCAACCTGGTGATTCAGGCGCATACGGTTTTGGTAATAATGGTGGAACAGGTAATTTCACTGCACCTGGAACTTATGGTGGTGGCGGTGGTGGTGGCGCTGGTGCTGTTGGAGCTAATGGTAATGGACCAGGTACACCTACTGCAGGAGGCGCTGGTGGTGTAGGTAAATCTTATACTATCGCAGACGGAACAACTCCAGTAGCATACGCTGGGGGTGGAGGTGGTGGAGCACATATTCACAATGGTGGTCCAGCTAGTCCATGTGGAAGTGGAGGTGCAGGTTGGTATGAAAATGGTCCTGGAGCTAATAGAGATGGTCAAGCCAATAAAGGTGGAGGCGGTGGCGGAGTAGATAGAGGTAGTAATGGTTCTGGTGGAGCTGGTGGTAAGGGTGTAGTAGTCGTAAGATACTAGTTTTTAAAACTACCCTAAATACCTATTATATTATGAAGACAAATAAGATTATTATTGTTGGTGGAGGTAGCGCTGGTTGGATGGCGGCCGCAACATTAATATCACAATTCCCAAATAAAAACATAACTGTAATAGAGTCACCTAATGTTCCTACTGTAGGAGTAGGAGAAAGTACATTAGGACAAATCAATAATTGGTTAGATTTATTAAATATAAAAGATGAAGACTTTATGCGTCATACGGATGCTAGTTATAAATTAAGTATTCGTTTTGAAGATTTTTATAAAAAGAATGATGGTGGTTTTCATTATCCATTTGGTCCTGTTGTAGAAAATGAAAAAATAGGTTTTAAAGAAATGTGGTTTTTAAAAAAATATTTAAACCCAGAAACTCCTATTACTGATTATTCTAATAGTCACTATCAAAATATGGCATTAGTAAACAATAATGTTATGTTTAAAAATGAAGATAAAGAGTTAGAATATTTTAATTTTAAAAAACACACTGCTTATCATTTTGACGCTACTAAATTTGGGTTATGGTTAAAAGATTACTACTGTAAACCTAAAGGAGTAAAACACATATTAGAAGATGTAACTACTATTGAAACAAATGAAGATGGTATAGTATCATTAAATAAAACACATACAGCTGATATGTTTGTTGATTGTACAGGGTTCAAATCAATGTTATTAGGTGACACCTTAAAAGAACCTTTTAATAATTATAATGATTTACTACCTAATAATAAAGCTTGGGCGACAAGAGTTCCTTATAAGGATAAAGAAAAAGAATTAGTGCCATATACAAATTGTACTGCGATAGAAAATGGTTGGGTATGGAATATACCTAGTTGGGAAAGAATAGGTACAGGTTATGTATATTCAGATAAGTATGTTTCTGATGAAGAAGCGTTAGAAGAATTTAAAAGACATTTAGATAATAAAGGTAATGATTATTCTAATAGTGAATTTAAAAATATAAAAATGAGAGTAGGAATACACGATAGATTATTTGTAAAGAATGTGTGTGCCATTGGACTATCTGCTGGTTTTATAGAACCATTAGAATCAAATGGTTTATTAAGTGTACATGAGTTTTTAATTAATTTAGTTAAAGTTATGAAAAGAGGTGATCAGGATACTATAAGTCAATGGGATAGAGATAATTTTAACGTAGAATGTAAAAAATTTTTTGATGAGTTTACAGAATTTGTTGCAATGCATTATGCATTATCACATAGAAACGATACAAAATATTGGAAAGACATATCTAATAAATCTTTCTACGATAAAAGGTTAAATGATAATAATATTAAAGCAGATATATTAGCTAAAATGAATAATCATACATTTATAAATTCTTTATCAGGACATCATTGTATAGGAGTTGGTTTAAGATATTTTGGAGTTGATATATTAAAGGATACAGCAAGTGAAGAAAATAATTTTACGCTTGATTTAAGAAACAAAGAAGTCAACAAATGGAATATTCAATGTAAGTTTAAACCTAAGTTAATACAATTTTTAAAAGACAACATACATTTTTAATATTATGATAGCAACTCATTTAAAAAATTTTGGTTTTATAGAGGATAGACTTCCTATAAAGTTATATGATCTTTTACTTAAAGAATGCATATCTGGCGAAAAAAACAATCCTGAATTTATTACAGGATTAACTAATAAAAATGTGGCTAAACATAGACAGTTAGTAACTAATAAAAAAAATTTGTGGGAATATATTAATCAATTGTTATTAAACTATAATGAAGTATTTCCAGGTGTAGAAAATATAAAAGTATTGACTAAAAGTTTACCTTTTAGTTTAGAAATGCCATGGATTAATTATCAAAGAAAAGGTGAATATTTACCTCAACACATACATGATGGAGTATATAGTTATAGTATGTGGATAAAAATACCATCACCGTGTTTATTTGATTTTACATATACAAATATCATTGGTAATATAACAACACACTCAATATATCTAACAAAAGAAGATGAAGGAAAGATAGTATTTTTTCCCTCTAAATTACCTCATACAGTATATCCATTTAATGATAGTGAAAAAACTCGTATATCAATTTCTGGTAATGTATTGTTGGATAGTAATTTTTAAATTATGACAGTTTTATCTGAACATAAATTTCCGTATCAAAGTTTCATAGGTGGATGGTATATTCCCACACAAACTTGTGATAATTTAATTTCACATTTTGAAAACAATAAACACAATTCTATGCGTGGTCTTTTATATAGAGATCATAAGAATCAAATTGATACAGAAGTAAAAGACAGTAATGATTTGATTTGTAAATTTTATGATAATAATATAACTCAAACTTATACAAATCATCTTCAATCTTGTTTAACTAACTATATGGAAAAATATGAGCTGGTAAAGTATTATAATGATTTTAGTTTAGAAAGTGGAGTATTTGGAATACAACATTATGCTATAGGTGGTGGTTTTAAAAAATGGCACTTTGAACGTCATGGAATTGAAAACTCAAAACGTATTCTAGTTTTTATGACTTATTTAAATGATGTTGATGATGGTGGAACGGAATTCTATCATCAAAATATTAAAACGCCTGCAGTTAAAGGGTTAACACTTATATGGCCATCTGACTTTACTCATACTCATAAAGGAGAAATAAGTAATACAAAAGAAAAATATATTGTGACTGGTTGGTTTGCCTTTAATGAATAAATTATTTATTTTTGATGATATTATTGACGCTAAAAATCAAAAGCATATACAAGATATTATATTTAATAAAATTAGATGGCAGTTTATACCAGATGTCACTAAACCTGATAATAAACAACAAAGACCTGGTTTCAATTACAAGTTTATAAGTAATAAAGAAAATGTTTATGAGTGGCATACAGATATGTGTAAAATTGTTGATGCTGCTTGTGATAAAATAAATTTTAAAAGAAAAGATTGTTTACAAGGTAGATCATTTTTACAACTACCCCTAAACTTAAAAGATAGAAGTATAGATGCTCCTCACGTTGACGCTGATATAGACCATTTAGTTATTCTATATTATGTCAATGATAGTGACGGAGATACAGTAATTTATGAAAACAAATTTGAAGGTTATGATAAAGTTCCAAAATTTAGTGAATTAAAAGAAAAACAAAGAGTTACACCAAAAGCAGGAAGAGTGGTTATCTTTAATGGTAAACATTGGCATACAAGTTGCCAACCAGAACACAATGTAAGGTGTGTTATAAATTATAATATTGTATGAGTGAATTAAGTTTAAATAAAATTGATAATTTAGTAGGTTCTGTCAATTCAGAAATTTATATTGGATATATTAAAGATGAAGAAGAAATGAATAAAAATATTATTAAAACAATAGATGAAGAAGTTGGTGAAAATGATTATAAAACAAATGTAATGGCTCAAATGACAAAATGGGAAATGTGGCATTATCCAGGTTTCAATAAATTGGGTGCTATTTTGTTAAACATTGTAAATGAATTGGCTGCTATTAGAAAAACCTCAAAAATAAAACTTGATATTGTAGATATGTGGGGTTGTAAATATAAAGATGGTGATTATACGCATTCACATGACCATTGGCCTGCTGTTTGGTCCATGGTATATTATCCTTTTTCTCAAAAAGATTCTCTTGGCTTATTTTTTCCTGACTTCAATTGCGAAATAAAACCTGAACATGGAAAGATAGTTATATTTCCTGGACACTATCAACATCAAGTTAATAAAAAACCTTTTAAAGGATATAGGTATGTAGTGTCTGCTAATATTAGATAAATAGTATTATGAGTAAATTAGAAGAAAAGGTAAACGAAATATTAGGAATTGACAAACCAGAACCTAGTAAACAAGTTGTCAAACAAGAAGTTAAACCACCAGTACCTCGTATGGAAGATGCTAAAAAAGCAGATGTGGATAATGATTACAAGTATAGTAGAGAAAATTATTATAATCTTATAGAAAGAGGACAAGAAGCAATAGAAGGTATACTAGATATTGCGAGAGAAGGTCAACACCCTAGAGCCTATGAAGTCGCTGGTCAACTAATAGGACAAGTAGGACAAACAGTAGATAAACTACAAGACTTACAAAAAAAACTTAAAGACTTAAAAGAGTTACCTAAAACAGCAAACGCCAATATAAAAAACGCATTGTTTGTAGGATCAACAGCTGAATTACAAAAAATGTTAAATAAAAAATCTGTCGAAACAAATGTAGAGCGTAAAAAAGAAAATGAAAACTTTGAAGGCAAAAATATCACACCCGAGAAAAAAGATACTAAAGATTAGTGATTTAACTTTTAATCAACATTATATAAAAAATAATGTTCCATTAGATCAAGGTGTAGATAAGATAACAGATATTATGGATAAACCAATCGAAGTATTTAAACATAAAATAAGTAAAACTCCAAGAATGGGTGTA